GTTTCCATTGCATCTTTATGCAGTTTCTTCAGAAAAGTAACCACACTAACTTGACCAGCCTTAAACCATATTAATCTGTCCTCGTCTTGCAATGATGGGGTCGTATTCGGAAAATACTCTGCCAACGCTGATAAGAACTGTTCATATTGTTTATGATCACGGTTTGATATGTTATAAATTAGGGCTTGTTTATCTTCATTAGTTCTCATATGAATGTACATCCTTAATTTCAGGCGGTAAAGGAGTCTTTTTGGCTTCTCTATATGCAGCCAATAAACATAGATAATTAATGCTGTCCATAATTGTATCTTCAAAAGATTCGTCAGATACGGCGAACTTTCCTGTTCTTAAAAACCCAGCTAAACGCCTCATCTTATCGGCTAACCTGACAAGAAAACCCTGCTCTGTAGATACTCCTACCCCTAAATGCTCTACAAATTTGAAATTAAGAAATGGATCTGTACCGTCTTTCCCTCCCGAATAGTCATGATTTTTAGCTATAGATAGATTAAGTGCGTTTTGGCATATTTTCTGGTGAAACAGTCGGTACTGTTCTCTGTTCATATATGTACGCATTTTTGGATATCCTTTCTATTTTGATTGGCAACCATAATTTCACCTTACCGGTTCTGTTTTGATACTCTGATTTCTTCTGCAATATGTACGCAACTCGACTTTGTACCAACGCATCCTCTTCGCCTAAACCAAAGTGTTCATACGCCCCCACAACTTCTTGCCAAGTTCCCTCTTGTAGTATCTCTTTCGCTTTGACCGGACCTACCTGTGGACACCCTGAGTACCCGTCTGCGGAATCTCCAGTTAACGTCTGCATCAGATGATGCATTATTGCAGTCTTTCGGGTTACCTTAGTTAAGGTTTTTTTCATTGGTCGATACAATAAACATGGGCAATTTTGAAAATCCTTATCATCGCTAATAACGATTGTCTTAGGGGACGCTAAAATACCGATTACATCATCGGCTTCCAGATTGTCCCAGACCAAAGCATTGTATTTTTCCAACAAGTATTCCCGTAAAGGATTCCACAAGACAGGTTTAGGCTTATTAGCTCTGTTTTGTTTATAAGTAGGTAGAACTTCAGTTCGCCAGTTTGTGGAAGAGGACAGGGCAATTTGGATATTAAATTGTGAGGCCGTCTCTATATTGACACGCCACCCTTGAATATCGTTTACTTCTTGTAAAAGCTTATGGATTTCCCAATCAAGCTGTTGACATCCTTCGGTGGCATCGCCGTAGATGCCCCACCAACCATCGCCCCAATGAATTGGCTCTTCGATAACAGAAGCTACCCGATAAACTAGAATATCCCCATCAATTAATATAGTAACCGGTTCTTCAATCAAGAGCTTCGCCTTCTCCATTCTGAATATCTCCAGATATAACCATTAATTTAGCCACCTCACATAGCCCTAAACAGGCGTGAAATGTTCCCTTAAATATTGCTGACAATTCATCCTGCTGTTTAGTTCTGGACGCTTGTCCAATAAAAATCATTGCATCCATTCGCTTTTGGAGTTCTTCCAACAATTCTGCGCTCGTCACATAATTCAAATCTGGGGAGCTTTTACCAGCCATTCTTTATATCTCGATTTATTGTTTCTAATAATGGTGATATTCGTTTTTTGAGGCACATTTTTTGCCGGTATCACCCATATACGACCATCGGCAGAGCAGACGCATAAAATATCATAAGAAAATGGTTTATACAGAATCCTCTTATTTTTACGTCCTCTAACCATGTTAACTCTAAGATGTTCGGTTCCGTTTGGGGCTGCTATTTTAACTGCTGATTTAACTTGCACTGCCTGTACTATATTGTCCCGTACTATTAAAAAATCCACAGATGATTGCCCTAAGTTACTCCAAAAAACTTCCCATCCTTGCGTGGAAAACCAACAAGCTGCAGTATATTCACTCGTTTGACCTCGACGATGCGTCGCATCCATATAACAATGCCTAATGCGTGTCTGCCCATGTCTCGCCAATTTTATACTCGCCAGACAATGGACATCTCAGTTCAAATGCTGTACCAGAATCCTTAATAGCGTCTACTGCAGCCCGTCCTACCGACTCTGCATCTGTCGGACTACTGTCATATTGTATTTCGTCGTGTATATGAGCCACTTGATGCACATCTAATTCTGCTTTCTTAAAATAAATACTACCAATAATTGTGGCTCTTTTCATTAAAATACTTCCGCATGATTGGAGAAGAGCATTCAAGGCAGAATGCTGGGATCTAATAGGAATAGGCCGACCGTCTAATCCATACAAACCACCACGAGAAGCTACAGCAGATATAACACCAGCTTTCAATGTCTTAAATGCAGGTATTCTGGAAATGAATCTTTCAGTTAATGCTCTTCCTTCCCGAATACCTCCACCAACTATAGAGCCAATGCGTTGTGGTCCTCCACCATAAATCAAAGCATAAATCAATGTTTTAGCTTGATCTCGTGTTTCCAAACCAGCAGCCCGTTGGTTAGCTGTATGGACATCTCCATTAATAATAATATCAGCGTATTCACCATCGTCGTAATTAGCTAAATAATGAGCTAAACAGCGAAGTTCTAGGCCACTGGCATCTACTCCAACCAACTTCCTTCCTTCACCGGCTCTAAAGAGCGATCTGAATTCTGTCCCCCATGCTGCTGAAACAGCCGGTACTTGGGACATATTCGGTTTACTATGTGTACACCGTCCTGTCACAGTTCCATTCCCGTTTACACGCCCGTGCATACGGCAATTCTGTTCTAACTTTAACCACGCTTCGTTGCCTTCTGCTAATTGGCCCAGCCGTTTGGATAATGTTAAATAAGATACTAGTGTATCTGCTTCCGGTATTTTCAAAGATCTCAGAACTGTTTCATCGACTTGTGGTTGACCCGATGGTGTAAAGATAGTGGGCTTCCAATTAAATTTATCCATCAAAAACTTTGAAATCTGTAACCTACTATCGGGGTTAAACGGAACTACTTTCTTACGCCGTGGTCCCCTGATAACGGACGAATAGCCAGCTTCTTTCGCCTTCTTCTTAGTATCAAATTTTAATCCATTATCTGTAATCCAATATGCTGGAGCTTTCATGTATTCTATTTGTGGAGGACACAACAACGTCAACTCTTTTTTAAGCTTCGCTCTTAGCCCACTTAATTCCGCATATAACGCTGAAGCCTTTTGTAAATTAAAACAAAAACCGTGCCTCTCCTGTTCGATTAATATCTCTTGAAACTCATGCTCAATACTAATCGCATCAATATCATCTAGGCGTTCCGCTGCCGTTTCGTATAGTTTTTTGGTAACTCTAGTATCCTGCTCACAATAACGAATCATATCGTTATTAAGAGTCTCCCAACCGCCTTCATACTGACCTTTTGCCTCCTTTAGTCGGACCCCCCACGCTGCTAATGAATGTGATCCGATTAGATTTTTAGGAAAATTCGGAACGGCAAAATCTCGATCTCGCTGGTCTGACCACGCTAAACGAGACATAACCATAGAATCTCTTACTAGACCTTCTGGCTTCCAATCGGGATACAATTTATTTATCGCTGGCAGATCAAACGATAAACAATTGTGTCCAACAATCAGATCTTGCACCTGTAAAAAATCTAACCCTTTCTGAATATCCTTTCCGGTGTACGTTATAATGTCGTTAGAATGGTTAATTGACAGGCAATGTATAGTGTGGAGATCAGATAGGTGTAAAAAATCAGTAATGCCATTCGTTTCCAAATCAAAAATTGTAGGGGTCATGCTCTTCTTCCTTAATGGGGGGTTAAAATGGAGGCTCTTCTTCGTTCGGTGTTGTCGTGTCGAATGCTTCAGTTAACCTACCTGATTGGGGGGAGTAGTTAACATAACAAGCAATCCCAGTATCTCCGCTATATCTATTTTTTAAGACTCTTATGGTGGTTGTATTTCTAGTATCTTCACTTTGCTGATCTCTCTCTAAGCCGATAACGAGATCGGATAGACATGCGATGGACGCACTTCCTCTAAGATGACTCAGTGAGACTACCGATCCTTCTTCGTGCGCTCGACCGTCTGGTCTACGCAGGTGCGAAACAATAAACAGTGCAATTTGCAGTTCTTCTACCAAAGACCTTAATGAAGTCATTAGGTTGTCGATTAATCTTCTCTCATCTCCCTCCCCTAAACCGGAAATTACAATAGATAAATGATCCAAAAATAGATGCGTACATCCCATCCCTCTAGCCATATACCGCACACGATTTAAGAGGTTACTAGAATCTAGAGAACCCCAATGATCATATAACGCACAGTTCCCGTTTCCGACTGTTGCCTTGAAAGCCTCCGCTTTAGCCTCTTCTGTAACAGCTTCCAGTTCCCATTTGTGAGGAGGGCAATTTAAGTGTAGCCCCATCAAAGAGTGTGCCGAATACCGTACATTTTCCTCCAGCGAAATAATCCCTACCTTAATACCTTTTGCCAATAACCAATGCTGCCATTCACGACAAACAAGCGATTTGCCTTGCCCTGTTCCTGAACACAGCGTTACCACTTCACCTTGTCTAATACCCAGCGTTTTATCTTGCAAGCCAATCCACGGATACTCGACTGAAGGTTTGTTATCTGAAGTTATAACATCAGGCCACATGTCAACTCCATCTATTACGCCATCAGGTCGGTACACTTTTGATTGCCAGATAGATGAGATTAACTCCTGCTCTCGCCCTGCCGTCAACATTTCATTCGGATCTTTCAGCGGTATTTGGCAGATCTTGGCTTTGCCGGGCGCAATAAGTAACGCACATTCAACGGCAGCCTTTTGCCCCTGCTCGTCTGAATCGAATAGAAAAATTACATTGTCAAATCCTTCTACATATTCAAGGGATCGCTGAATACTTTTGGCTGCTCCTGCTGCCCCATTACTAACGCTGACCACGGGCCACTTATTTCCCTGTGATTGAGAAACGGAAAGAGCGTCAATTTCTCCCTCTGTTACAACCAACATCCGACCTTCATTTTTCCAGAGGTGCTGCCCGAAAAGGGGAAGTGATTTTCCGTTACCAAGAATTGAAAATGATTTATCAGCAGTCCTGATTTTTTGAGCGATTACAGACCCGTCTTTACTTCGGTACTGAGCAACTTGTACTAGTTCTCCTCCTAACGTCCCCACTCCATAACCAAATTTTCGGCAAGTCTCTTCCGTGATTCCTCTCTTAGCGAGGGATTTGTATTCCACCTCAATGGTTGGCATACTAAGATTCCTTTCATTCGCTTCACTCCCATTTCCATTACCTTCGTAGTAGTTGCATCCGAAACAAAAACCATGACCATCATCATACCTCGCTAAATTATCACGAGAACCACACGAGGGGCAGGGTTCATGTCCAATAAACTCAGACTCAGACTCAGCGTAGCCAATATTGAGCATACTTTTTACCTGTTAAATCTTTTTTCCATTGGGTATGTATGCGATGCCCTCCAGCCCTTAAATCATAGATACGAGCAGACAATCGAAAAATGCGATATAAACTTAACGCCTCTAACGCAGTTATGCTTCCCCGTTCTTCAAGATGAAACAATACCATACCTTTTTGGCCTTGTTTACTGTTTACCTTATTGCTTTTCTTATCCTGTCTTACTGTCATATGACTGCTCCTTAATCCAGACATCGTACATTCCAATATCCCCAAAAGTCTTACGAGCCGACATCACTTCAATTTGAACATCGTCTTTCCATATTCGCCCTGTTAAAGCATCAAAAAGTAACTTGCTGTAGTTATCTATATCGCCTCGTGGAAGTTCTAATTTTGTTGTCCTAGGTTTTTCCACGGTAAACAGTACCCAGACAATCAACCTGCCACGCAAAATTACAGGCGGTTGCACGCTTTCAACGATGCGATCTAATAACATGCATAATTCTGCGTGACAGGTCTGATGTCTCTTTCCATAATAGGTTGACCAACGGGTGACTCTAGGTCTACTCGCTGGTACAGGATTAACGGGTAAATTAAGATAACGCATTAAACTTAAAAGTCACCGTTGTGAGATTCAATTTCTTTTTCTATTGAATCGCTTTTACTAGCTTCTTCAGGAAGCGTGTCGGTCTTAAATCCGTCTTGCTTTTCAAAGCCTAACTCTTGTGCATTGGCTCCTCCTGAATACTCTTGCAACTCCAGTACCTGAACACCCTTCAAACGTAATGTCATCCCTACACCTAACGAGGGGACGAACCAACTAAAAGGCTCATAGGACACAACCATCTTTGAGCCAGAGCCAACCAAATCACTCATTGGTTTTAGGTCAGAATCTACGAGGATAGGCCGACGATCTATTCCGCTCTGAGTTTTAGCCTTAAGCTTAAATCGGAATAAAATGTTGCCTGTATTATTACCATCCTGATCAATCTCATCTCCCCAAGGTTTGTCGGCAACCCTCAATTTAGGACGCTTTTGCTCCTTGCATTGTTCTGCATAGCCTTCTTTCAAAAGCTTTTCCAGAGCTATAATCGTATCCTCTGCTTCTTCTGCAGGAACAGCTAGTTTTGTCTGATAAACGCCAATCTCTTTATCAAACTTTGTATCGGGTTTGTTCAGATGGGGCCAAACAGCGGTTCCAACGGGACTCTTAAACTTCATCTTTTAATCTCCTATGAAAAGAAATACTCAGAGCTACGCACTCTGTTAATATCCAAATCGCCCACAGCGGGCAATTCTGGAAGATCGACACCTTCGGGTAAATACAGTGATAACTCTTTTTTGAAATTGGCTAACAAGTTATCAGAAAAAATTTCAATAACATTATCTAATAGCTTTTGTTTAAGAAGTTCCATGTTTGGAGCGGTTGACCAAAACGCATCATGAATGGCATTAAGATTATGAACTCCAGTTCTTTGGCAATCAAGGAGAGCTTTTTGTCCAACCGCAGCATCAATCGAGTGAACCCAATTAGGTGCAATCCCATTTCTATTCTTTATCTTCGACAAAACCCCTGACCCAACATTAATTTTATGACGGCGAACTACATCGCCAATAATTGTTTTAATAGTTTGGTTCTGCCAGTTCTCGTAGGCTTGCTTTACCCGAAAACCAGACGGTGTAGTCCACCTAATTGGCGTGTCGTGTTCAAGGCAAATATCAGAGCATTCCTGAAACCACTTCATTGCCTTCCTAGCTTCTCCGATAATGTCGCCTAACGCATCCCAAATTATAGCAGCCAAAAACGTACAAGGCTTATAGTACTCTTCCCAACCAAAAGGATTTTCACAGCCCCGTTTTTTCAGTACATCTCTGAACCAACTAATTGTGTACTTTTGAACAGCGTATAAAGTGCCAGAGTACGGCACCACCATCGTTGGTCGTTTTGTTGCGCTCCGGTCGATTCCAAATTTCAGCCATAAAGAAGCGAGTGGATCGGTAGAGTGGTGTAGTCGTTCTATCGCTGCATCGGCAACATCTTGATATATATCTTTCGGCGTGTCCCCTGATGTAATGACATTAGTAGCTTGTGCGCCTACAGGATCTCGCATAATTAATGATAAAATTTGCAAGCCGTTACTACTCCCATCAATTGAACACGGTAAAGAAGTCTTAAAGGAACTGCCCTGTTTTTTATAATCAGCCCACTCCAGACAAAACGCCAAAAATGCCCAAGGCTCGTCTACTTCACTCCACTCTGAAACAGAGCCTTCTGGATCTTTTGCGATTGCTGCTAACCACTTATCATTCTCATGCACCCACTGAATTCTATCATCGGAGGATATCTTGTCGTTTCCATAGCAGTTTGAGCCATGTATCGCCAACCTCTTCTCAGCTTCTTCACCGGTCATCTCATCAGCATGTGAAAATTTAAGTAATGATCTGGACCAGTCTGGACCTTGCGGTTGCAGCCCATAAGGACGAGGATACATTCGCCCTCTAAAATCCATATACCACGGCATCCAAATCTCTTCATCCTTAAACTTATTGGCTAACCACAGGACTTGTACTACCTGCAATCTTCTCGATTCTTCAGCCTCATTGTCATAATGAGTTTTAGCAGCAAGCTTACGCCATTTGCGTCGAGCCTCTAGATTAGTATCTATGTCGATAGGCTTGGACGGAATCTCTTCACCATGTGTGGACGGCAACCCACCAGCCGTAATATCGTTCTCCCAGCAATGCTGCATGCATTGGAGTAGACGGTTATTCACTCGCCAGCCTACTTTTTGCAAGCAATTAATAGCTGAAATAGGTTCCAGCATGGGAGAAATATTTAGTTCTTCAAGATGTTTACGATCTGATGATTTAACCAGAGGGCGACGATGTATGCTTTCGGTTAGATATCCTCCATCCCATATGGTTTTCCAGTTATTCGGGGAGGCAACCATAGGCATAAATATAGGCGTAAGATCTTCAGCACTCTTATGTGCTTGCCTCATCCACTCTACTAGTGTAGATGTAGGACGAACAAACGTATCTCGTTTCCCCATCAATCCAGTACGAGTTTCTACTTCTATTAACCCCGTACTCTGCCTCATTAGTTCAATAAGAACTACACCAACTTTCACTCTTATTGCGTGAGGCCACTTTGAAAAATGCAGGTCTACCAGTTCTTCCAGATTATCCATGTGCCTACGCTTCGCCATATGTCCTCGTTTGCGTTTTGTTTGCTCGACATGTGTGCGAAAGATTAAAGGGTTTTCTGAGGCTAACTGTTTCCACCTGATCTCATCTTCCATCATTCTGGAAATGGTGGTTGCGGTTTTGACGATTCGGGAATGCATAGAGATTGAATCTATAATGGTTCGTGCAGTCAAAGCAGCAACCATTGGTGCATCAAGTAAATTGATGTAGTCATAGGCAGCATGTTGAGGACCGGCACGACCTGACGAAGCCCATTGCTTCCAGCCCTTTATAGCTGTAGCTAATCCATTAACAGATTCGGTTAGCAACCTTCGCCCAATCGGGTGATTGGATTCCATCTCTTTATCGGTTGTACGATGGACTTTCTTCCAGTAACGAGTGACCCCCATCTCTCGCATTTCTTTTTCTAGGTCTGCCTGTTTCATTTTATTAAATATAAAAAGTCCCCAGAGATGTCTCCACCTCTGAGGACCGGAGGAAGAAAAGTCTAAAGTACCTCAATCTATAGGGTATGGATTTTCGGATGGTTTTTTTACGGGGTTGTAGGTTGAAGTAAAGGTATTTGAAGTTATCTGAGTCAATGTCTGAGTATAGTCTGGCAGATGATGACATAGAAAGCTTTCTAAAATCCTTACTGCGTACCTTGCGTTACCAATCGGCAATCCATATTCACTCAGAACAGTCCATGTTGATATATCTAATTTATAATCAACTCTAATCTGATATAAATCACCGCAACCTGTTACAGTGTGATACCACTCAGCGTAGCCTGATATTATTCGTACTGTCGGTGCAATCGAATCAATTGGAATTATGGCCCTGTGGTTCGTTTAAGGACTCAATGCTATTCAATAAATCATGCGGAGACAAATGACTGTATCGAAGTGTCATTTCCAACCGTTTATGTCCAGCTAATTCCTTCACCATTGGGAGCGGTACGCCTTTCTGAACAAGGCGAGAACAAAATGTGTGCCGTAGTGTGTGGAGTACGGCTTGTTTATCGCCACTCCATCCCATAGCATCTCTCAACGTATCCCAGTAATGCCTGAGTCGAGCTTTCGTCCACCAGTGCCACGGACCTGTGCCTCTCTTATCGTAGTTTGAGAGCGGACATCCATTCACTTTCATACTATGTTCATCGGCATTTGTGAGCTTGTTATTGATAATCTCTTGACTACGCAGCGTCAACGGAACTATCCTTTTTACATCATTTTTTGACTCTTCAATCAAAACGCTGTCCACAAGACCACGAAGATCAGGGCGACCATCCTCTTCGGTTTTTCTCACTTTGATTATCTCACTCCACTTTAGGCTATACGCCTCGCCTTGTCGCAACCCTGTATCAGCCATGAATAGAATATAATCACCAAAGTCTTTCCAGTGTGTTGCCTCTTGAGCATCCGTATCTGGAATAGACAAAACATCACAAATATGCTTCATATGGGTGAGTTCATCTGTGGTGTACCACCGTACTCTATGCTTCGCTTCTTTGAGACGTTTAATGACAGGACGATGAGTAATAACACCCAACTCAAGAGCTACGGTGAAGATCTTTGAAAGGGACGCAAGCTTCCGATTAATAGTGCCGTTCTTTGTTCCGCTTTCTTTCCACTTTTGAATCATATTATCTATATGAATTTTAGTGATATCAGCAACAGGCATCTCTTTCCCCAACACATCGCAAACCATTTCAGAATTACGGTAAAGCTCTTTACCGCTTTTACATTCCGACCATTCAGTGCGTTTAGTGTATTGAGCTAGATCATAGAGCGTATAAGGTACTTTAGTGTCCGATAATCCTGTTGGGCTGGTGGGTTTGATGTCTTTACCCTCATTTAGTTCTACTTTGGTCTTCAAGGCCCATTTACTTGCCTCATCTGCTGTGGGAAAGGTTGACCGATACCTATCCCCGTTGTGGCATACTGTGGCTTGAAATTTCTTACCTCGTCTTTTAACAGTCATTGGTTTCTTTCTTAATATGGAATTCTTTTTTAAGATCAAAGGCAGCTTCCTCAAGGCAATGTAGCTGCCAATGCTTATAGCACACAGGGTGACCGTAATAATCTAATTCAATGTTTTGTTGGCGACAAAATCTAGCTTTACAGTGTTCCATATCTTCCTTTCCGTTTGAAGGCCTTTTCACAATGTTCGTTACAAAACAGCCAAAGCTCTGACTCATCGTCTTGGTCGTCGCTTCTGGCGTAGTAACCAGTGTCTAGGCTGGTATATCGCCCGCATTTTGGGCAGTTATTAGTCAATGTTATTATGATACGCCGATCTCTCTTAGATCCATTCCGCAACCTTCTGCACCGGCCTTTCCTTCAGATTCAAGGAAGTCCCTGCATTCTTTGTAGGTGGCTCTGTGAGAATTTTTCGTTGCCGGTGTCATATTTACCCATTCCCAAATCGCCCGACGATCACACTCAGATAAGTTGAAAGTTATCTTAATTTTCATTCCTGTTGTTCCTTTCTTCGTTCCTTACTTTCCACCAAAAGATACGCTACTATAACATACTTTCGGAACATAGCAACCAGATTCTTTAATTAATCTGTCGGTTTTTCAAAAAATATTTTCTAACCATAGAGACTAGCCATAGAGACTAACCATAAAGACTAACCATAGGGACTAACCGCACCACCGCACCATAGCGACTAACCGCACCAGCAACCTCACGGCAGTGGGTCCACTATTCGCCCCCGCACGCCATCTCTGTTCTTATCGGTATTGGGTCATATGAAACCTTCCTGCTTTAGCCTATATCGCAACAAACCTGCCCCATTTATCGAGGCATATAGTCGCTGGAGTTAATTCGGGATATAAAAAAAAATATCGAGGCCAATACAATAAGAGTACCGGCCCCGATAACGGGAGGAGGACTTTCGATATTCAGACTACCACGGCCCACGATTTTAGTCAATTGAATATTGAATTATCTATGGGCGGGATAAATGATGTCTATTTTTGAATTTGCACACGCTGTACAGTTCCCACATTTCGCCTTTTTAGACGGCTTATTCATGTGCTGTACTGCGATAGCTGGGCAGACTATGCACTTTCGATTAGTCAATCGACTACGCTTCTTTGCTACCAGCCGAGACTCATCCAAACGCTCTCTAGGTGTTTGGTCCATATTTCCGACAACCACGCTTACCGGATTGTCTTGAATACTCGCGCGGATGAAATGATTAACTGTAGGACATGAACGCCGCACGGCGACATTTAGCCCCCTTAAAACCTTCCTATATTGGACGGTTTTGCTGTAGGATTCAACCGGCAAATGTAAGGTTTTACCGTCAGCGAATGGGAGGCAAAATTGCCTAAAATTGGGTGGTGGTATCGTTGGCACTGACCCAAACGCTGATACCCTTAACCACGGGATTTTATCAGTTCCTATCCGCTCCGTTTCTGCTATCGCTAAAGCGGTTAAATCGGTTCGATTAGTCGATTGATGCCGAGTGAGCTTATTTAACAGATTACCGCGATCACCACGGTTCTCTGTGCTATGTGCATAACAGCGGACTTTGCGGTCCTTTGCCCACTTGGATATTGATTTTATGTGGTACGGGCAACTTAAGTCACAATCGGCCCCACAGGAGTTACCGTAATTGAAGGCAATACTCCCTTTTACACCCTTGCCAAAAGTGCCGAGTATTGGCTTTGGTTGGATAGTAGTTTTCAATACTGCGATCATTATTTACACCTTATCCTTTCCATTATTCGACTCATTTACAAAGATTAGTTGAGATCCCGAAGCCGCTTGTTTAAGTTTATATTCTGCTACGATTTTCTTAATTTCCGACGGTGTTAGGGCTTTGCCTGTTTCGTCGGTTATTCCCTCATTTGCAATCTCATAATAAAGCTTAATACTCATTATTTACACCTTTCTAAATGAATCGAATAAATGGGTTTGGACGATTATCACTTCGGAAATTGAAATAGTACCTAGGAATATCTTGAAAAAATAGGCTGCCCCGTTCGCCAGTCTCAAGATTTTTAACCACTACAAACGGGGCCATAAATCCGATAACTTCGAACTCTTTACCCAACTCAGTAGTGGACCAAATCTTCCCGTGCTGTTTCTCTAAATACTCACGGGAACCTTCAACATCATTCAGCTTCTTAGCTGCCTGTCGTCGGAACGCTTCAGTGTGGTCAATACTCATAATAATACCGTCCTTTCATCCCATTAAATAAAAAATGATATCGT